TGAAGGTATCACCAAAATAAACAGTCTGGTCTGCAACTGTTCCACTGATGCTCATTGCAGAGGATGCCACAATCTTATTAATAGTTACTGAACTTGTTGCGGCAATCCAGTTTCCTCCATCATAGATCCGCATCTCATTATCAGAACTATTGAAATACAATGCACCTGTAGCAAGAGCATCACCATCATTATCTAGAGCAGGTCCATCTTTACCTACACTGTAAGCACCATAAATACCTTGTCCTGTGAAAGTTAAAGAAACTCCAGAACCTAATGCCGCCATATTCTCAGAGATCACAATAGTAGATCCATCTACTGATAAGATATTAGCATCTGCTGGAATTCCTGTACCTGTAACCTCTTGACCAACTTCTATTGTTCCTGATGTACTTGCTAATGTAATAGAAGATGAATTCTTGGCCCATGTTCCATTTGCTGATCCTGAAGATGCAGAAGCACCATCTGCCATTTGACCTAAATATGTGTCTGCAAACCCTTCATAGACTGCACTTACTGCCGCCGCACTATTCTTAGCGGCAACCTCAGATGCAGATGAAGAAGTTGCTGAAGCCGCTGAAGCTGTAGCTGAAGTAGCTGATGCTGTTGCACTTGTTGCTGATGCAGTAGCACTCGTAGCAGAAGCAGTTGCCGCAGTTGCAGAGGCGGTAGCAGAGGTTGCTGATTCTCCAGCTAATGTTTTAGCAGACTTTTCACTTGTACCATCAGGACTCGATCCATCAATTGCCCATGCCTTTGCTGATCCTCCACTAGCCGTTTCACCACCAATTGCATATTCCTTAGCGGAATATTCTGATGTATCAACAGCCGCTCCTGTAGAAGTTGCCCACTCTTTAGCGGCTCCTCTACTAGAGGTGGTAGTTACGTTAGTTCCTCCAACAGCCCATGCCTTTGAACTGAAGTCTGTCCCCGTTACTGCACCATCTACTTTTAGTGCGTATGACTTAGAACTTGTAGCGGTTGTACCAACTGAATACTCTTTAGCTGAATACTCTGAGGTATCCACCGCACCTCCAGTTGTGGTTGCCCACTCCTTAGCGGCACCCTTGCCAGAAGATGTAGTTACACCTGTACCTCCAATGGCATAAGCTTTTGCACTATAATCGGTGCTTGCTACTATCCCAGAGGTTTTGGATGCCCATTCTGAAGCCGTAGTCGTAGAAGTTGTAGTAGAAGCCGCATCAACGATTAAAGTCCATTTAGCGACATCTGTGTTAGTTGAAATAGGAGTGGAACCTGTAGATGTGTGGCTAGTATTACATATATAAATATTACTATTTGATGAGTCTTTTACTATATCTCTTGCTACATATGCAGTAGATGCCGCCCAATTCCCAAGGAATGAACCAATCTCTTGTGTTGCTAAGGCATCACCATCAGCATTAAAACCTAATACTTTGTTTGCTCTAGCAGTTTTCCCAAGAGTAATGGTTGATGCAGTATCAGCAGTTGAATCAAATCCTGTTGCACCACTTAGATTAGATGCGAACTTAAAAGAATAATCCTTATCATCACTTAACTGCTGTGCCGTTTGAGCTAACTTATCAAAACTTGCTTCAATTGTTTCTGCATCAATTGTTGCATTATTCTGATAATTAGTGACCTGTGTTAATGGGACATTCCTTGTAATAACAATAAGATCTGAAGAAGTAGGGAATGTTACTGTACTATCAGCAGTAAAACCTGATTCAACCCATGTTATTGTTGCAGTAGAACCTGTTCCTGCATTCTGAATAGTATAATGTGTATTGATCGTAAGATTGCCTGATACAGACAATGAAGTAGGAGTTCCAGCACCAGATGAAGCTTTAGTCCAATAGACATCAATATGAGTGGCATCAATAACAGTAAAATTTATACTGAATGGACCTTGACCTACTGGAGTTCCACCAGAAGAATAAGCTGATCCTGAACCATTGAAGCTATGTCTGGTTGTTGTTGTTGTTACAGCCATATTTATCTATAGAATGAAGATGGTCTGAATGCCTCTATATAATCTGTTTTCTGTAAATTTGCAACTGCTCTTTCCATTCTCTCTAGATATCCAGGGTTTACTGCCTCCTGTAAATGGTAGAGTAATCCGTAATTCACTATTGGTTCTAGATAAAATACATTTGCAAATGGTACGTTGTTCGATATAGCACCCCAAGCTTTAGCCGCTTCGTTGTCGCCCATAGTTATGCCTCTAAATATCTGAGCCACATCTTTGAGCGTACCTCCAGTTGGTCCTAATGCAAAGTCTATTATGTCTGCATTATACTGTGTAAAGTTGCTGTAGATCAAATCACCTGCCAATCCTGGTACTCCTGATTGCATAAATGATTTTGCAACAACAGCAGGATCTAAAGGATCTGGTGGTTCTCTTCCTTGTGCTAAAGACTTTGCTGATAATGAAGCATATCCTAATACAATTGCAGGGGTCAAGTGCTGTAATGTGGCTCCTATACCCATTTGTTTCATTCTAGGATACATTTGTCTAGCGATTGCTACACCGAAACTACGGAATAACCAGAACTGTTCTAATAAAAGAGCAGGATAGGAACCACGCTTTGCAGTCCTCATCATCCATGCTTTATCATCTGCACCTACCTGTGGAACACCTAATCTTGATTCCTGAACAAAGTATATCTCTAGCTTCTTAGCTAAGTTCTGCGCTCGTTTACTACGTGATGCCCTTCTTATCTTATCAGGAGTCACATACTGTATCTGTTGTCCTAATCCACTATCTAAAGGATCAACATGGTCTATAGAATAAACTCCATGTTTACTAATGATTTTCCAATCTTCCCCATCTATACCGTACATTTTTAATGCACGTTTAAGATCAGGGTTCAATCCAGCCCATGTAAATGTGGCATTTCTCGCAAGCCAATTGGATAAATTTCTTGAATGTGCATCACGACCTGCATTGGTCCACATATTCAACCCATTCCAGAAAAACATGGAATCTGCATATTTAGACATCTTCCCAGGAAGAGCATCTAATGGGATATAACGTGATACAGTAGAGCCTAAGATCCCGTCTATTCCTATTCCTAGCATTGCAAACATATCACGTTCAGATACAGGCATTGTATCTCTAGCAAGAGGGAAAGTCCTACTCATTTGCTTGAAGACATTCGCATAAGATTCCAAGAATCCTTGTCCTTGGTAATGTAGATTCATCGCCTGTAATAAAACATCACTAAAACTTGCAAGCATCGCTTTACCCATTTTCGTCATAATATGAAAATTAGTAAGCATACTAGAGAACTTTGCAATTGAAGGACTACCAACAATATGGGCTTGTCCATTTATCTGGTTGAATCTTGCAAGTAATTTATTGTCATCCCAGCCTTCTGAAATAAAGAAATCCAACATTTCCATTTCACCGAAATCGAAAAAGGAACCTGGAACCGATCTTTCTAAATGTGCTGTTCTTAGGTCACGAACAATATTCTTATAAACCAACTCTGGATCAGTACCCATTCTTTGCATAAGAACAGTACGATCACTCTGCATTTCCAATCCTTGCATTATTGCAGACATGGGATCTTCATGACCAAAGAGCTTATTATATTCAAGCCACTTGTCAGCATTTTCAAAAACAAGACTTCTTTGGTGAGACATAACTTCAGATAAGGAGAAATTCTCTCCTGTACCATCAGGGTCAGAAGTAATACTGTCAAAAATCTCACCTAATACATCATTAATATTAGCATGAGCATGAATCATCTGATCATGATCAATAAGCCTTGATACTGTTCGTATCCAATTCTCTTTAGACTGTTGAAATCCGAATTCACCAATATCATCACCAAAAGCCAACATCTTAATTCTATCGTGATATTGGGTTGTAATGTGCTTTTCATTAAATGGAATAGATGCACCAGCAAGATTGGCTTCTTTTACAACACGTTCTTTTTCTTTAGCTATATGTTTAGCAAGTTTATACGCATAGATGTCTCCAGTTTTCTGTTGCCCATCAAAAGGAAATAGTTCACGAACCACGTTCTTTCCAAAAGATTCATCTCTTAAAAGTCTATGAGCATGAGTTCTTGTTATACCTGCTTCACGCATCCAATTAACTTCTATACGACCATAAACACCTGAAACCCTAGCCATTTGCCCTGATGCTACAGAATTCAAAGTCCTTCCTTCATGCGTAGAACCTGTCATAAATGACATAAAACGCTTAAAGGCTTGTATAGGATCTGTCAAATCCCCTTCATTAAAGACGAAATTCCTTATGTTTTCATATGCGGCCACATTTAAAGCATCAGCATTTGCCCTTTGCATTGAAGTGAAATCAGCAATTGCTCTTACACGCATAGCTCTATCCTGAATATTTTCAGGACTTACACCACGCTTCAGATCATTAAGAAGCTTTTGTGCATCTGCTTCTGTCATACCATGCTTTTGAACCAGCATGGAGCTACATATATTGAATTCAGCCATTCTTAATTAAGCAATTAGCGGCATCAGTAATACGTTCCCCTACTTTTTTGACTGTATCTGTGATGTTCTTAGTGGCTTTACTAACTTCGTCAACTGATCTCGTAAGAACTTCAGAAGCTTCAGTAAACTGTCCGATGCTTTCTCGTATTCGATCTTGAATTCCTTCTGCAACAACATTAGAGGTTTCATCATAAGCCCATTGATTGTTTGTATCTACGTGTTCCCAAGAAACTCCATCTGCTTCTGTAAGAACATCAGAGATGATTGTGCCTTTAGCTTCTGGAACTCTTTCTATTTTAACCCTAATCCCATCTAAATCAGCTAATACAACTTCATTAACTCCTTGCTCCATCGGCAAAAGGTCATTGATTAAACCATCTTTAATAAAAAGCCCATTATATCCCATGGCATTAGCAGTATCTAAACCATCTTGGATTAGATTCTGTGGATTTCCAGGATCTAAAGTAACTAAAGTATCCACATCCAAGTAATTATCATCCAATACACGAACTACAGCATTAGAATATATAGTCCCATTTGGTCCTTCTATTGTAGTATCTGGAGCATTATGGTAATTCCAGCCTTTATGTGGATGAGGTGCTAAATTCAATCCTTCTCCTGCTTCAAGCTGTTCCATTCCCATTGCAATCCTATTTGCGTGAGTTTTAGGATCAACTTTAGCCAATCTGCCTCTAGCAGTTTTAATACCAGCGACCCCAAGCCCAATACCACCAGCAATAGCAAGATCCATAAGGACCATTTTAGCATCATGTTCTTCTTGGAATTTAGAACGCTTATCAGCAATTGCTATATTCGCAATACCTGCACCAAGCATAGGGTCTACAACATCTGTAATTATTTTAGAAGTAGGAGAAACAGGTCTTATTGTATTCCTATAAATAGAAGATGCCTTTTTAACGCTACTAACCATTCTTCCTGATCTTACAACTCTTCGGGAAATTCCTAAAAATGGTAAAAAATTCAAAGGATCTGGGACAGAACCTCCTAATATACCACCCATCATTACAAGACCTTTTCCTGAAAAAAGACTCACATTTTGAGTTAATTGAGAATAATGAGCATTCCTATCGTGATTTTCTGCCATTAATTCAGCCTGATTGAGAGTCATTCCTTCAAACCAATTTAATCCTTCACGATAATAAGATGAATTTTTATAATCTTCTTCAGTTAATAAATTACTAATACTAGCTTGATCAAATTCCATTTCATCCATCCACTCCTGCCACCACATAGTTCTAAGTCCATAAAGCATAGACTCAGAAAAAAGCATAGAATTACTAGGGACATATTGATTATATATGCCCTGTGGGTCAGGAACGTAATCTGTCCTAGGCGGTGGTAATATCATCTGTTGGGATTCTGTCTACGTGAAGTACCAGTTCTTTCATTTTCTTTACTTCTTAGAAGATTTAATCTTCTTTTAGCCCATAATCCAAATTCTGATGCATTACTACTTAATCCATCCCACCAATCTTCTTCTGTTAGGACATATTTGCCCATCTCCTGATTTAGAATTCTTTCAAAATCTTTTTCTGTAAATCTATTTAAATCAGGAAATTCGTCATTAACTGCTATCAAAAAATCTACAACAGCTTCTTTTTCTAAATGTCCAAATTCTGTTCCTTGACCAAATAATGCTTGCGCCCAATTGATTTCGTCTCTCCATTCGGACGGAGATACACCAAAACCTCTCGGGGAAGAAGTTCCTAATATCCACCATCGTTGGAGTTCTTTAAAACTGACTTCATCAGATTGTGGCTCTGCTCCTAATTTATTCAACCCTAATCTGAAAAGATTTGTGTCATCAATGAAAGCACTATTTTGAATACTTCTATTCATTCTGTATTGAGAAGAATCTTCTTCTAATGTATCTTCTGTGTCTTTTAAAATAGATAGTGTTTTTTCTAATCTGCTTTTTTGGAACCATTTAACAACATCTAATTTATTAGACATATTTAACACAGGAATACCTTTAAACCATTCATCTGTACCTTTAAACCATTCCTGCATATCAACTAAAACATTGAATTTGGACCTCATTGATATAAATTCACCCCATTCTTGCCAAGTAATAAGAGTATCTAATTTTTCAGTACCTTCTAAAGATCCTATTTCTCTTTGGTAAAAAGAAAGCCCTTCACCTGTTTTTGAAACATCAACATAAACTGAAATATTAGAATCTTGATCTTTATAAATGACCTCATCTAGATAGGACTTAAAATCAGAACCCAAATCTTGAAATGTCCCAACCCAAAACTCTGCTTCCGAATTACTCATTTCTGTAGCAAAAGGGAAAGGTATATTCTTTGGTATGAATCTTTTTTGACCAGGAAATCCAGGTAAATTAACGAGCCAATTAGATCCAAAATAAAGATCATTAATTATACCTTCAGGAGAAATATCCCATTGATTAGCAGAATCAGGTTCAAACATTCCTCTTTGTGCTATTGCATCAGATAAAGGCCAAGGCATAAAAGGAACCTGTCCTGATCCAGAACCTCCAGCTTCACCAATAGGTGCGTGTAATTTTAATATATGCTTTGCATAAGTATATTTCGTTAATTCTCTTAGATGTGATGCCGAAATATCTTTATTGCTATTAGGTTCTCTACTCGGATGTAGTCCCATGTGTTTAAAAGCTGGACTTACAAGCATCCAGGTATCACCAACAGTTTTATCAATATCATTAAGAGTTAAACCTGTCTTATTTTGACCTAGTAATACTTCTAACTCGTTTCTTAAAAGTTCTGGACTTTTATAATATGCATGTCTAAAAATCATTTGGACATAAGGCTCATGACCATTCTGAGGCAATTCAACATCAATTGGCTGTGGACCTCTAGAATCAATTACAGGTAAACCTGTTCCTTTTCGGGTATATCGTTGTAAACGCACCTTTTCAGTACCTTTAGCAATAGCCAGTTCACTACCCCAAGTTAAAATACCTCTAGCCCTTAAATTGTCTTTTTGCTCTCCTTCTAGTCTATAACCAGAATCAGGAAGATCAGGATTATTCCTTAAAAAATTACGCAATTCAATCTGCTGGTCATATACATCCAATTTAATAAGAGCATCCTCATACTCAGGCCATAATAGGTGAGGAAATCTTTCTTTTTCCTTAGTCAAGTGATTCCCCCTTTTGGCATCTTAATACTAAAGTATTTGTTTTAACATCTTTAATATCAAATTTTTTGCCAAGTCTATTATGAACAATCTTAGAACACATTTTTGCTCTTTCACCACCATTTATATCAAGCATTTTAGTTTTATATGTATTCCAACGACTAACTAAAACAGTTTTTATAAGAGATTGCGCTCGTTCTCTTTGGAATTTATTTGCCTCATTATCTAAAGTTGGTGCGCTATCAATATTTGATTGTATATCTTTTATCCTTCCTTCTGTTTCTCTAATCTGTTCAAAACTTACGACTTCATTTTTACTAATAGATTCAAGGACTTTATCCATTTCTAATAATTGTCCATGAATAGCAATAAGATTATTTTTTACTTGGACCATTTTAGGATCTTTGCTGTTCCATCCATCTCCAACAGAAGAACCTTTATTAAGATAAGGAATTTCAGGTGTTTGTGCGCTTTTTCTTCTTGAATAAATACCTGTAGCTGGATTTACATCATAAATGCTATTCCATTGCCCCATCCAAACACTTAAATCTTGGGATATTTCAGCAGTTAATTCATCATAAGTAGATTCACTGTGATTTGCTTTAGCTTCTTTAAGTAAATCTGTCTCTTGTCCATTCATTATTTTAATGACATCAAGAGGATCTAATCTATCTAACTTTTGATTATTGAGTTCTTTTTTAATACTTTTATACCAATCATCTTTATCAAAAGATCTAACAACCAAATCCATTTGGTCAATACTTTCATTACCCTCAAAATGAGCTTTAAGTTCTTTTTCCTTATTAGGATTTAATTTATAAAGTTCCTCTAGAGAAATATTATTTTTTTTAATAAAAGCATTACCACCTCCAATTAATCGTTTAGTGATGGGTGTAGAATTTAATGGTGTAATCCTAATGCCTGTTGGTTTCCCTTTTTTATCTCTGATGAAAGTAATCTGACCTCCAAATTTCCTTATAGCATCATAGGGATCTTTCGTAAACTGTTCATTTAATTGAAATGTCTGTCTATTCTTCTCTGGAGTATAAGCAGAAATACCATAAGACCTATTAATATCTTGTAAATCAGCAATAGAAATATATTTAAAAAATTGTCTTTCATTAGCTTTTGTATCAATAGATTTATTCCCACCTGTGTCATAAACTTCTTTAGGTGGATTTTCAATAAAATCAATAGTTTCATTAAAAACTTTCAAATACTGTTCTTTTTCTTCAGATGTTGCATCAGGCGAATTCAAACTTTTTACTATTTTACTCCATGCTTTTTTCCTCCAGGAGATTTTAGCTTCAATAGCTTTAACTTCAGATATACTGCCTGATTTTAATTTGCTATCTACAAAAGAATCCATTTTTAAAACTGAAGAAAAATCACCTTGTTGAAATTGGTTTAAATTAGATATTGCTTGTTCTTCAATCTCAGCAAGTGATATATCACTGATATTCTTACGGATTGCATTATCTGATTGATTAAAAGGATCTATTAAAGAACCTGTAACTTGTAACTCAATGAGTTCATTAAGCCGTTTATCACCATCAGAATTGTATTTAGTTTGAAGTCTTGTGATAATATCGGATTCAATTAAATCTTTTGTTTCATCAAATCCTGTATATGAATGAAATCCCTTTTCACCTCTTTTAACAGCAACTTTCCCAATGGTAAAATCCTTATTTTTGCTATAGCCATCAAGCATAATTGAAATATCTTGAGCTATATCATTAGCTGTCTTTTTAAGAGTAATCTTGTTTTCTTCTTCTTTAACCTGTGCTTGTGCCTGGTAAATGGCTCCAGCCAATTGCATAGAACCAGGAATAAGAGCCACTTGTTCGTCAATAAGTGCATTCTTTATCTTCAGATCATCAGTCCATGTGTCAACTACTGGGCCAGCATTCGTTGACATTCCAGGATCTTGAATCTGTTGTCTGAAAAATGGATTAAGTACGGACATCTGTTCAAGAAGTAGAAGGATTCATTGAATGATAAGAAGTTGACATTGAAGCTCCTGCTCCACCACCTTGGACTCCACCTGTTAATAATGAAGTCCAAAGCATCTCACCTCTTTGTGCATGTAATTGTTGTTTTTGATCATAAGCATTCTCAGCTTGATTCATAAAGCTATCATATTGTCTTTGACCTTCTTCTTTTAAATTATCGGTCTGAGTTTTTATCTTATATTTATGAAGACTTATGTTTTTAGTATCTTCTGCCTTTTGACTGAGAATAACATTCCAAGGAGTTCCACCTTTTCCTATTGAAGCACCTTTCCCACCCATAGATGCTGTTTTTTGTGAAGTCTTAAACGCCTGTATTCGTTTTATTCGGGTTTCTTCATAATCTCCAAATATCTGTGCTTGTGCAGACTTCTTATGGAAAAGTCCTTTAGTCTGAACTCCCTGCGCTCTTAAAGCTTTTTCTTTAGCTTCTAAAGCCTTTATTTGATTGTCAACTTGCCTATTTGTCCCGATAGCACTACCAATAGCACCAGCTACAGCCATCGTTCCTACAACCCACATACTCATATCTGACTAAGCTCCTGATAGTTTTTAGCAGTAACTTCTTCCTCTATTTTAGAGATATCTTTGCAAGAAGTGGGATGAACTGTGACAAATGTGCAATCAGTATGAGCATATATGATACGTTTCGTTCCTACAGGTGTAACTCCATAATATGGTGCTGAAATATAAGTTTCACCTTCTTCTGTGAGAATAGACATTTCTCCTCTTAACAGGAAAAATGGGTGTTCAACCGTATGGATTTTTGTAACAAGCATTTCACCAGCAGGGTTAAATATCTCACGAATATACTGTTTATCAGTGAACGTATGCTTGATAGGATTAAAATCAGGATCAGTTTCAGGTGTTACAGAGTTCTCATCTTCAATCATTTTCTTTTCTAAATCTGTAATTCCTTTCCTGAATTGATCCTTTGTGTACTTAGGAGGAAAGAATTTATCAGGTTTAGTTAATGTATCCTGATGTTCTTTATATTCAAGGAAATCCCATGCTTTATCAAAAGAGAAAGTATGTTCTACTCCATACTTCTCTGTTAAATCATCAAATTGGCTACGTGCAGATTCTCTATCCATCAATCTCTATTCATGAAAAGAGTCCAATCTCCACCATCTGAGCCAGGATGTATGTCACATCTATTCTGTAGTAATGAATAGAATGATGATTCTGGTTCACAAGGCATTACATATTTAGGTGTTCCTTGTTGTCTCATTAATGTATCCATTCCTTGAAATACCAACTTACAGTCTCTTACTTTCATTCTTTGAGTATGCATCCACCAGTAGGAAGTTGGACTCCATGTGGAGAATGCTCCTACTATTTCGCCATGTCTCATTACAACATGAGTAGGCATTAATGGATGTCGATTACCGTCCTTTTGAGCTTCTTCATATACCTTCTGCCTTAGTTCTTCTGAATCTATTGGGTATATCTGTATATCAGTTATCATTAGTCTCAAAGTCTACTTCATATGCCAGAATATTCAATGGCATAGGATCTGATTGCTGAATTAGAAACTGTCCATCAGTAAAGCCTTGGCTTTTAGGTATCAATTCTTTTGTCTCAGATGCCAAATGCGGTGCTTCGCCATATTCATTAGCAACAGTTCTTGTCACAAGTTCAACAAGATCAGCATCTGTATAATCATCTGTATAAGTAGCATACTTGAAGTTAGGTGTCCTGTGTATTTTTACCCATGTTCTGTGAATACGTTTTTTGTTACCTACTCTTATTCTTCCTTGTGGTCCTATAGATATAGGTAAAGAGATCACTTTGGAAGTATATTTACAACCTGCTAAAGCTCTAGTAGTGAACTTGCCTCCCAAAGAAATAATACCATTGGAAGTAATAGTTGCATCATCTAAAATACTACCATCAGAGAGGATACCAAGACTATCTGCTTCTAAATGGTCCAATCCATTCAAAGACTTTCTATGGAAAGTCATAGTTCCAGAACCTTTATCAGTGAAATACACTTCTGTACCAGTTGCACTGACAGTTGCTATTGTAAACTCATTAGCACTTACAACTGCTTTCACATAATAATCTGTACTTGAAACTAACGGTTGGGGTAAATCATCACCTGTAAAAGCTAATATATCTCCGACTGCAAGACCATGAGCAGTAGCATCTATTTTTTGAGCAACCCAAGTATGCGTTCCTGTCCCAGCATCACTCCAGGCAATAGCACCCCCACTTGGTGTTGTTGCCAATTTAAAATTATTTGTAGTTTTATCTCTTACATAATAATCAGTATCCACTGCTAAATTCACAGGCAAATCAACAGGATCACCAGATGAAGACACTCTGATTTTATCTCCATCAGATAAAGGATGTGAAGTTGAAGTTATAAGTAATCCACTACTTTCTGATGCAGTAAAAGTTGCAGATTCAACAGCAAATGATGTTGATCCAGCAGTTGACTCAGCAAAACCATCTAGATAACTAGAACCAGATATAGCTTCAGTAGTCATCCAATCTTCCATCATCTCTACTGTTTCTATAATACGTTCTGTATTATCACCATCTGCAACAGGAATAGTTCTTCTGACTAATAACCAGAGTTGATCCCTTGTACTGGAAGGGATTGTACACATATCTAGAACAACAGCATGAGTCTTATCTGTTATCAGATGACCTGTAGGATCACCTTTTCTAGTAGAATTATAACTATAATCACCTCCAATCTTATGAATGTGCCACGCTATTGTTTCCTGTTGAGGGATGTACGTAACACCAACAATGGTTCCATCTTTAAGTCTGAACCAGCTTACAAAGTTGGGGATATCTGTTTCAACAACCTGTACTGCCTGATTCTGTAGTATATCAGTGGCTCTAAAGGTGATATCTGCTGATGTTGCAGAAGATGATATGTCTCCATATGTAATGAGCCTTACCTTCTTACCTGTACCTTGTATGAACATGACATTACTGTCATATGGGATGGCATTAGAACCTGTTTGTGCTGGTTGTGTACTTTCTCTTTTGATTGTGAAATTGAAAGGAGTGATCGTTAAATCTTGTTCTGAACCATAGACTGCATATATGCCACCTGTTGAACCTGCTAAAAGTTTTTGTTGTGCAATCATCCATTGTATTTCATCAATTGTTCCTGAATCAAAGGTGAAGGTCATTCCATTGGTAGCAAGAATCTGATCTCCTATAATTGATGCTCCAGTTGCAGTTGCTTGACCTGTTGCAGATCCTAATGCTTCAGATGGAGCAAAGTTCTCAAAGTCAGCAGTTTGCGAAAACCAGACAGTTTGTGGACTCCTAGAATTCCTTGCAAACACCATACGTTGCTGAAATATGGAGACATGATGAGGATATTGGTCTGTATACCATTCTCCAAATTTCCATGCAGTAATATTTTCCATGTTAGAAGTAGCAGGACAATCTTCTTCTAATGTAAATGTTGCTGTCTTCTGTCCTGTATCAGAACTGATATTTGATAGTTTCCCCCAAACCCACCAAATCTGTCCTTTCTTTACAAGACTTATTCTAAAGTGCCTGCCAACTGATGCATCAGTAAATATGTTATCAGATGCAGTTAAAGTTAATGCCGCACCTTTAGGGTAATACTGTGCAAATACATCATGTGTTGTATCTGCTTCTGCATGAAAAGCTTCAGTGTCTGCTGATCCATCTGTTGTAAAAGTTTTAGCATCTCCTGTTGCTGAAAGTGCCATTTGGAAAGTATTTGCAGTCGGATTTCTTACAATCCACGTTCCATCTCTTGGTACAGAACTTCCACTTGAACTATTACCATTAGATAAAGTAATTTTCATGCCTTCTTGAAGACCATGATTTTTTACTTGAAAATAAGAAAGAGAAGCAAAGTTTCCTTTAAAATCCTCATATGCCGCATTAGTAGCTTTTTCAGGAGTATTACCGCCAAAATTAGAATTTATAAACTCTTCCCCACGTTTAAATCTAAATTGTTGAGAAGATCCTGTAGCTGTAACTGATGCAGATAAAGTTATTACAGTTGAACTAACTACAGCAGTAACATAGACACCATTTGGCAAGCCTGTTCCACTAACATCACCAGAAGTAGTATCAGTATCATGGACTTCCATGCCAACACGTACTTTTGCTGTGCTAGTCATTGTTATATTCGATGTACTTGCAGGGTCTCCTAATCCAGATGTATGATTTGTAGCACAAGTTGAATCATCAAAATAATAAGTAGTGACTAATGTCGGAGTTACATTATCAGTTACAGTTATTTTTGTATTAGTTGTACCTTGGACAGAATCTTCCTGTTGACCTAAATATGGCCCGTTCTTATAAGGGAATGCTTCTAAAGTCCATTCAAAGCCATCACTTGTTCTCCATCCAGAAGTAGTTCCAGTAGATCTAGAAAGCTTATATGGAGCGACTTTAGGAGATACTAGGAAAAGGATATCCGCAGACTGCACAAATTGAAGATCCTGTAACTTCTCATTCGTATTGTATGGAGTACCAGTAATCTTTAAATGAGTAGTAGAATCATCATCTGATTCTGTTCCACCCAGAATTGCACCATCTTTATAAAACTTAATGTATTCTTGACCAAACTCTAGAACATAGTTGTTTGCACTCTCATGTCCAAAGACAAAAGGGATTAATCTAACAGCTTTAGCTTCATTACCTAATGAAGTATTGCCATCAGTACGACCTACAAATTTTGTTCCTGGTCTACGTGTAAGACTACCTGTGGGACGAACTATTAAGTTCTCTATTGTGGCGGCAGAATAAGCGTATTGCTCATCAGATGCATTACCATGACGTTGTTCTGCAATCTGACCACCAAACCAGTTGGTTTGAGTAAATGTTTGTCGGCCCATTAAACACCACTTGCCGTACTTGCAGAGAAGGGTTTGAACCAACCCGAAGAAGACTTGGATCTAGAATCGATCCACTCATTAGACTCAATCTTATCAGCAGTTCCTTCTTGACCATTAATACTTCTGGCTTCAGATAGAAGAGTCTGATATTTGCCTAACATTAAATCTCTTAACTGGGATTGACCTGTAAGATCCATTGCAATTTCACCTGCCAATGCCATCCCACAAGCCTGAATCAGTAAAGGATCAAACAAAGTTAATGTATTGTTATCACTGTCATGAGCCTGATTCCCAGAATATTTTTTAACATATTTAACATTTGCAGATGTTGCACTTGTTAGAAGAGCCAACTGATCTTGAGATTCATGATGTATGATCTCAATTTTCCAGGCATAATCATAATCTTCTTCTTCTTTCAAAGATAAAACTCTCAATGAATCCGCAGGAAGACTATATGCATAATCAAACGTATACTTTGGAACTGTACCGAGTCTTGTCAAAGCATCACGTTTAGTCATGCAATTCCAAGGATGCGCCCTTAATACTGAATTGATTACATCCTTCAGTCTATCCTTGGTTGCAAATGCTTGAGCAGTTTTATCTGAAAAAGCGGCAATTGTCTTATCACCAAGGTTATTCAGTGCAATATTTGCAATCTGAACTGCAACATTTTCAGCCATTATTTTTTAGAGGACTTTTTAGGT